ATGAGCCTCGTTATTACGCAAGGCTATAGTGGTTTGCTCTCTATACTGCGCTTCAGTTACATCAGGACTTTTACCAAAAGTATCTTGAATACCAAGTTTAGCGCGGCCAATAACTTGTTCTGTTGCGCTGTCTCCTAGATTATGTCCTCGCATAGAAGCATATTCTGTAATACCGACATTCAAAGTCTCTACAAGATCATAAAGCCAGTTAGTAGCAATTTTCGTTTCTACAGATACTTCTGTTGCTTGAAGCTGAAAGTTCGCATTATAAAATAGACCGGGGCTTTCGATTAAGCCCGCAGTGACTTCTCGATTAAATGTTATCGGAGACATTAAAAGTCTTTTAAACGGAGTATCCGGAAGTCTCTCTAGCCCAAATGCCGGTGCTAAACCCGCCGCTTCGCGCTCTTCACGCGGAGTTGGGCCAGAAAATCCTTCTCTTGTTGCAGCGGCCCCCGTACCTTTAAATATTGGCCGTGTATCGTCCGCGCCTGGATGGACTTCCCTTCCACCACCAGTTTTTGGAAAGGGAGGACTCCCTGGACCACCGCGAGTACTAGATGAAAAATTATCTACATCATCCAAATACTGCTTTGAAAGTCTATTGACATACTTGCTGCCAAATTGCCCTGCTATTCCTCCAAATATGCCTACAATGCCAGTAGACAAAACTACATTCATCATACTTTCTTCGGCTGATCGTGTTGGCTGAGTATCGCTCAAAATCATTTCATCGAGCGTCATAGCCAGGAATGTCGGTGTAGCTGTAGTTTTAAAACCACGTGCAAATCCGATGCCTGTTTTTAACGCTCCAAAGGGAACTGCTACTTGCAAGGGATCGGTTACTGCTCCCGCAAGCGACCCTAGTGCGGTATACCAACCATTAGACTGCATAATCTGTTTAGACAATAACTCTTCACGAATCCTTCTATCAGTTAGATAAACAGATGTTTCTTTGGTTAATCCCACATATTCCAAAGGAAACATGAGAGAATATTTGCCTATTTCAAATGGATCAATATCAGGAGCATCTTCTCCCTCTGCCTGCCTAATAGCCCTATTGTGAGAATCGGAAGCAGCAACGCTGGCAAATATATTATTATGCTTGAACCCTTCCGATATAATCCGCAACGGACTCCATTGATGATCGCGAATCATAACGGAAGACTCGGTTGCGCGGAAAGGCGGCATCCCGGCAGGAGTCGGAGGACTATAATTTAAAGGCGAAGGCTCCCAAGATTCGCCTGGGGCTTCATTATTAAATCTGGATTCAGCCATTTATTAAACTCTTATCCAGTCGGAGGATAGTTTTTTGCGGAAAGTCTTTGATGTTCAAGATGTTGCGAAAGTTTAAGACGCTTTTCTTCGCCAGCTTTTTTAAGATGCATGCGTTTCCAATATTCTTCCCGCGTTTCTCCTGCTCTCTGGGGCTCTTTCTGAGACATTCTGACTTGTATTTCATCATCAACAAATTCAAGGAATGATTCAGGCAGAGAGGAAGCACTCAATATTTCAAGCTCTTCGAGAGTTGCCATTACAAGATAACGGGTTGGATTATCTAATATTTTATTAAAGAGCGCAGCGCCCTCAGGTGTCATGCCTTTGGTTATCTTATTTTGATCTTTAGCAGGCACACTTGCTTTTTTAGTTCTTAAAGGATTTTCCGTAAAAAATATTTTGGAAATATCTTCAAGGTCTGATGGTTTAAGTCCTTTTGTTATCGGAACAAACTTTGCCAGTACAGATTTTGCATCTATATTTTCATTAGCTGCTTCATTTATTTTTGTTTCTGAAGACATAAAGCTGAAAAGTTTTGCATCATTCATTTCAGGGAATATGCCCAAATCAATTAATTCCCTGTGCTGAACAAGATTGGCCTCAGTGTCGGGCGATGACGCAAGTCTCCAGCCACTTCCAGTCAGGAAGTCACGCATAGCATCTTCATCTGAAACAGTGCCCTCAGGAGCCTCCTCAACCTGTTCTCTTGTTCCGCCGCCACCTGGGCCAGCGGGTGTGAACGCGGATGTGAACTCTGCTTCGATATCATCATCGAGAGCTATGATAATCTCATTTGCTCGAGCGCTTGACTTTTCATCGGTTAGGTCTTCGTTTACCGAATAACCCCCAATAAACGATAGAGGGATTTTGCTTTGGTCAGCCTCCCCAACATCAGGCACCTCTTCAAGGACCGTACTGTCGCCAGTATTTGCCCCCCATTTCATTTTGAGAATCTGTGTAATTTCAGATGCTCTATTTTCTATTCTTTCAAACAAGTTGGGATTATTTTCATCGAGCTTCATTGTCTTTTTATATTTATCGGAAAAATGTTTTACTACATTATCTAAAAAAAGAATTTCTTGAACAATGGGAACCTTTTCTCCAAATACTGTTGCGTCTTCAGCAGATTTTCTCAAAACATTGGTTAGCCATTGCGGTGGGCTTTCGTCTTGTGGAAGACTCCATATTAAATTCTCACCAAATCTTTCATAGATAGGAGTGGTCCCTTCTTCTTTGTGCCAAACAAAACGATATTGCTGTTGGTTTTCTTTGCCCTGTTTTGAAATCGGTATTGCTTCGATCTCGCCAGTTCTAATAGCTTCATACAAATCAAAGTCTGTATCTACATCAAACATTACATTGTCTGTAAATAGAGGAGCCAATAATTCGTATATAGCCATCTCAGAAATAAGAGTATTTATGGCCCCACCGGCATGTGGTATATCAGTAACAAATAGTGAACTCGGCTGGGCCTCCAGCGGATAAGGCACTATCTTCTCCGTGCCGCCCACGTTAGTGAAACCAATATTATTTCTTTCCTGAATTATTTCAAAAGCCTGTTGGAATGCTTTGGCTTGGCCATTTTTTGAATATCCATATATCTCCATCAGAGCTTTGGCAGTATTCCGTATTTCTTCCACGACAAATCTAGGTAGCGGTTCATCGGATGGCTTATTGCCTAAGATCGCCACAATGGGCAAAGTGGTAAATTTACCACCCCAAATACCTTCCCAAATTTTTCCAAGTATAGCTTTTTCTGCATCCCATGTACCGTCACCTCGTAGTCTCTTGATATTTACTTCCTCAAAGAAATTAAGTGCACCCTTAGGTGTCCAATTCTGAAGCGCCTCCTGTAGATTAAAATCGATCATCTCTTCCGAGCTACCAAAGTTTGCGTTTCTTGCACTTTCTTCCGCGTTTTCTCTTTTATCAATAGCCCTCCTAGCTTCATTCATCTGGTGCCAATTGGCTTCATACAAAACCCCAAGATTTGCTAGAGACGATATGTTAATTAGATTTGCTAATGATTCATTATTTATCTGTGCTAAAATATTAGGAGGAATCTCGCCGGGCTCTATTGTTTCACCTACATTAGCATCATTAGCAGCATGATCGATAACAGCGGCTTTTAAAAATTGCCCTATGCCACTTACAATCTCAAAACTATTTTCTTGATTGGGCATACCCGCCATATTCATTTGATTTATTATTTGATCGGGTAAGGGAAGGTTTTTAGCCACCAGTTTCAGAATTTCTGAAATACCTCGGTCATCTAAAAACAAGCGGGCCATGTTTGGCTCGCCCGTGATTTCAAGAGCGAGCTGCGTATACACCGTTGCAATGCTTTGTTTTTCTCCTTTTGTTATTGCCATTCCTGTGAGCGACGGAGGTCGATCCATAAGCCTGGTAACATCCGCTTGTGCAGCCTGTAGGGTGTCTTCTGCATTCTTGGCTGTTTGGCGCTTTCCATATGCAGCCTGCAATTCACCCTCGAGTTGCTTCAAGCGATCATTTGCTTTTATATGAATATCTGCATTACTTGGATTGTCCTCCTTCCATGCATTAATTTCTTTTTCTAAGGAGTAATACTGTGTGAGGATTTCCGTAAGGTTTCCTTGCTCAAGAAGGCCTAACCACACGGTAGCCTGTTGTTCTATTTTTAACTCAAATTCAGAATCTATTACTTTTATGTTGTTGTCTTGATTTTCTTTTATTTCTGCTTGTAGAGTGGCTTCGTGGGCCAGCAGTTGTTTCTCATCTTGTCTTAGTAGCTCAGATAACTCAGTCCTTTGATCCGGAGACATATCCTTTGTTAATGGATGATCGCCATCAATTATGGCATCAAAAAACAAAGAACTAGCTGTCTTGGCCTCAGTCCTTAAATTTTCCTGTTCTTCGAAATAGCTAGCTGGTGGAGGTATTTCAGCGCCGCCATAGGGGGCAAAAGACTGAGCAATCTGATCGGTGTAACCTCTTAATTCATGATATCCCAAAGCACGGGGGATCGAAGTATCTAGCTGACTAAATGTGAGATTATATTTTTCCGGGGTCACTAGATTAGCAGTAACGCCGTCTTCTAAGGTCTTAGTAAGTGCATCGATCTCTTGAGATGTTGCCTCAGAAATCTCACCTTCGTTTCTTATATTAGATAGGATTGTGTCTACTTTTGATTTTACATCCTTATCAATATCGGCGCTAAGTTGCTTATCGGCTTGTCGCTTTTGATTTCCCGCAATCTCTTTTCCATACTTACTCACATATTGTTCGGCATACATATTAGCACTTGGGACTAAATCCTCGTCCATGTTCTGGGTTAAGCCAGATTGAAAGGATTTAAATTCTTCTAAAAAATTTTCTAAATTAAATTGATTATTAAGATAAAATGTATTGGCCTGTTCATCGATATGCGTCTGTATGCGATACTCATATGCAGCTATAGCTGAAGCGTTATAAGCGGCATTAAAAACTTTCTCCTCGTCATCATGAAGCTGAAAATCTTTCAATTGATCCTTAGTGAGATTGGAAACATCCCGTGTGCCAGCCTTCGTCCCCTTTATGCCAATTTCTTCAGCAGTCTTATTAAAAAAATGCTGTGATAATTGACCAATTTGATCAGCGGCTTGACTCCATCCTTCTGATAAATTTGCCGAACGGACTATACCAGGGATATTAACCGAGATTTCCGATCTATAGGTTCTATTAACCATTACGTTGTCTTACTTATTGATTTATAAGATTTATACGAAGAGTATCCAGTTTGGGCCGCTTTTCCAAAAGCAGACCATTTTTTGGATTGAGCCTCGGCTTTAGATTGTGCTGCACCAAGTTGATTAACTTGTATTCCAGTAAGTGTATTTGACCGAATAGTTGATAAAGTTCTATCTAATTCTGCCAATGCGAAAGTATCCCTAGCGACTGGTGTTCCGCCAGTACGGGGATTTCTTTGACCTTGTGCTGCACCTTGCGCTATAGACGCCTGTAGTAATTGGCGATGACGCTGCATCTCTGCTGCTTCCTGTTGCAATCCTTGAACTCGAATCGCCTCACGCTGCGCATCGTATTGCTGTCTTTCCAAATCAGCCTGTTTTTGGGCTTCTCCAGCAGCTTTCAATTGGAATCCCATACTAACTGCGCCCATAATCATCGGTAATGCTGCGGCACCCATTAGAAAACCACCTCTTTTTCTATACCAAGTATTGTCAATGGCAATGGCGCATCTTGCGTAATTGTAACTTGGCCTAATTTATCATAGCCCAGAATGAAAAATTCATACGTTCCGGTCTTGGCAACAGGTGCTGCACTCAAATCATCAGTGACCTCATATAAGGGAACAACATTGCTACCAATAGTCCATGTGTAGGAATCAATAACAGCTAGATTGACACGCGCAATACGTTTCAATTCACCTAAAATAGTTCCTATAGATAGAGTGAACTCCACAGGAAGGGTTGTTATCGTCGGAGCAAAATCAAATCCAATATCAACATTGCTGTGCGCCGCAGTAGATGTAATTGCAGCAGAAGCTACAGTATATGTTCCGCCATGAGTCGTATCGACATTATCAAGAATGTCTACGCTTTCCCCCTCAAGATGAGAAAGCCCGGTCCATGCTGTTATCTCCGATCCAGTCTTTGTGATATTGCAATCAAGAGTGCTGGTATAATCTAGTTTTTCTAAATAATAGACAGTAGAAGAATTTATACTTCTCTCGACGCAGAAAAAAATGGCATCTTCCACCTCTGTGATGGATATAAATTTATCACCTGTTTTTGTCTGCCACTTAGACCATCCAGATATACTCTCAGAGCGCATCGTATTGAGTTGAGCAACATCTCCATCAGTATTGATGATGTATAAATATTGTTCAGGATGTTCACTGGAACCAGACAAAACCTCACAATCCTTAGGAGTCCCCATAATTTCAGGAACGAGCTTGGAAAGAGATTCCGATGAATATGCTTGCTCAATGTCTGAAAACAAAAACTCCCTAAGATGCTTTCCTGTTCTATCAACAAATAAAGTCACACCATCCATTTTGCGTGGCGGAACATCGAGACTCCCAAAACTGGTTTGCTCTTGAAAAGCGATATTCGTGGGAGTGAAGGGAACAGCCTCAGTGGTAGGCACAAAAAATTCAGCTTGGTTGGTGAATATTTGCAAGTGCCGAGAAGACACCAAATTCATGATTGAATTTACTTGATCGCTACCAATGGTTTGCTGAAAGCCTTCAGCATCTTGTGCCGTACCAAGACTAAATTTATAAAATGCGCCAATGTGAGAACCAAACAATGTATCGGGAAGAGACTTTGATCCACCAAATATTAATCTCTGTAAGTGAAATCTAGCTGTTCGAGGATAGCCTTTGGCATCATGAAATGCCGGTTCATCCCAATCGGTATCAGCAGTTGTCGATGGCAGAGTTTCCCGTACAGTTCCGGTAAGAACCGTTGCAGAGGTATATCCGGTAACAAGAATCTCTTTTGCCTTATATCGGATAATTTCATTTATATAATCTGTAGTCCAATGTCCGGACGAAAGGGTAAGCGTAACGCCGCTGCCCGTAGTAGCGCTCGGAGTTAGCGTGATGGATTCTTGTGCATATTTGTAATATGGCTGATGAAGCGGAGCGCCGGAAGAATCTTGCTCAAATGTTAAAAGAGACCAAGTAAACGAAGAAGCGCCTGTGCGCTTTAATTCATAAATAGGATGATCTTCGTGAACAACGATCATGGTATCGCCAGCTTGCGCCCATCTCAATTCATCAAGCTGTGCCAAGGTATATGGAACACTAGATGAGATTGTCTGATCGAGAGAGCCGTCTGAACTATACACATCGATACGGCTGGCCTGGAATGCCACTATATATTGCTGGCTTTCAGAAAATACAAACTTCGTCAATCTGGACTTCCCATTGAGGGTGGCCATGTATTTCGTTCCCGGTCTACGGGATACGCCGCCATGCAGTAACGGCCTAAAATTTGTAAGAGTTTCCAGGCCATTTTTATAAGCTGAGATATCGGAACGCATTCTCATTCCAGGGTCGAGTTGCCCCGAAACAAAAGAATTTTGTAATCGTCTAACTTTTGTCATGCACGACCTGCGCCAAGCAGTCTCGATTTAGACAGTCTTGTAACGTCCATTCTTTTAGCGGTCTGACTTTGTGCATCATTGCGCCTAGCTTCTGCCATGAGCAATTTTGCCTCTTGATTAAGGCTCATTGCATATTCAGCATCTCGGGCAAGAGAAAAAGCAAACCGTGAAGCAAGACCAATAATTATTGCGCCCTTGAAGTCAGCAGGCCAATCGTTTTCATCAACACGGTATGTGTAATGCGCAACAACATCATCCGAATCATTGTCTGTATCTGTATAAATTAAATCCTTGAAACGCTCAAAAACGATATCGCTATCTCCGTGCGTAACACGATGCAACATCAAAAGATCAGAGGGAATATCATATCCATAATCCCAGCTTTCGAGGGGAGCGTCTGAACGCTTATTTAAAGAGAATTGTGTTTTAGCCCAATTCCACCGAACACGGCCAATTTCAGAGGCAACATAATTTTCATAAATAACAGAAGCCACATTGGATTCCGTTATACCTTGGGTAAAGGAGGTAATAGTGGAGCCACCAATAGTTACAAGAGCTTCACTGGATATAGTGATATTGCTATCAGCCATGTTGCTTTCCTAAAAAGGACCGGGAGCGCCCTATAAGCGCCCCCGTTCCAATTCGCTAATCGGTGTCTGTTAGACTGATGGCCGTTCCATCTGAGACGTCGACATTGGTTCCATCGTTGGACAAAACCACCATCCACGTAACGGTTGGAGTGGCTGAGTCAACGACAAGAATTACATCGTTGACCTTGAGAACACTAATAGCGTCGTTAAAAAAGCCCGCGCTATCCACCGTAGCCTTAGCATCAGCACCGATATAGTGCCAAAGCGTAAAGCTATTGCCATATGCGAGAGCGGTGAGACTTGTATAAGCAAATGCCATTATCTTACCCCCCTAGCTTTCTTGACATGAAACTTCGATGATACCTTCGGCATCAATCAAAACCGCATTCATCTGCATCTTGTTAACAAACAGATGAGCTTGCTTTTGACCTTGCCAAGTAACATCAAGTTCTACGTCTGCACCAATGGCATGACCCATCGATGACTGATGATAGGCAAATGTTTTGCGAATATTAGACGCAACATCTAGCCCGGAAAATGCGAAGAAGTTGAAACCAAGCCAACTTTTCGCAGTTACACCGTCCAGCCACGGGCCTTCGCCGGGGCCGATATAGTCAAGACTTGCAAACTCTTGCAAATCCATCAGATCGGTCCATTGCTGATAGCCAACAACCCAATAGCGTCCGCCATCTTCCGGTACATCATTATTACCGAGAGTTTCAAACGCCTCGGTTACTTTAGCTTTTGTCAAAGCCGCAGAACCGTGAGCAATCGTGCTGGTAGTGGCATCCATCGCAGTCGTGATAAGCGAGTCAGTCTTGCGACCTAGCGCCCAAGCACCAGAACTAGCAGCCACCATACGTTCATCGATATTGATCCGAAGTTCATCGAGATCATCGACATACTCTGATGCGTACCAGTCCTGAAGGGTCACGTTGACATTGGTGTGGGCCAAATTCATTGGCGTCACATCGCCGCCGCGCGATTTCTGTGACGCAGCGCCCTTGGCGACTTTTTGGAAAGTCGTTTTGTTTGCTACGCCGTTCTTCGTACGAACAGTATTCCGAAGGCGTGAACCCTGCCGTTGATAGGCAAGATGCACATCCGCTTCAAACTGCTCGATGAAGGCAGTAGAGATGGTATTAGCCATTAGGCTTTCTCCTTCTCAGCTTCACCTAGGTCTAACGGTTGTGCTATTTTGCCGTATTCCGGTTATGCCTTTCGGGGCCGGAACGGTTTCAACAGGGCCGCAAACTGACCGTGGCGCTACATGCCCTCAAGCTAGGATGCGTTGAGGGGTGCAGATTCTTGATCGCCGGGGAACGCAGCCTCCCAGGCTGCATTTACCTCGGCTACATATGAAGCTTCGCGCTTGTTGCTATCCCAATAGCGCGGATCACGCTGCATTTGCTTGATTTGTTCTTTCGTTTTTATCTGAACGACATTCATTGGAGAACCCGGAGCATTGATTTGGGTGTTCTTGGTCAAATCGATTATCTCCTCCATCATGGCAACTCCGGAAGCATCGACCAAAAACCCTTCAAGGGATTTTTGTGTTTCCTCACTGAAATTAGCCTTAGAAAAAAGATTAACCGATTTTATGCGTTCAGAAGCATTATCGCCCAGTTTTTTCATTTCTTGTTCGTAATTGGGCAAGGAGTCAATTTGCATCTGAACATAATCTTTTACAGCAGCATCAAATTGCTCTTGGTTTAAACCATTTTGATATGATGTCTCTTTCCACCATTTAAGGAGCGGATCAGATTCATCCATTTGCCACTCAGAGCCTTCCGGCAAATTAAGGCCCTCTGGCATTTCATATTTATATTGATCCGCTGTTTCCGGACGTTGCTCGAGACGTTTGGCCTCTAGCTCGCTGGCAATTTCTGCTCGCGTTTCTGCATTCCATTCCTCAGAGGTTTTGCCGCCACGAGTAATCTCGCCAAGTCGTTTTTCAGTTTCTGAATATGATTTGGCCAGATTCTCTATATTGGCAGAATCAGTATCGGTATTCCAAAATTTTTCAGGCATCCATTCGGGTCGTTCTCCCGAAGAGATATCACCACCACTTCCATCTATATCGGAACTGAATGTGGGTTTTGGAAACTTCATCGTTGTTCCTTTCCTTTTTCCATACGTCGCGCAAGAATGCCGACTAAAAATCTTTGGCCCTCGAGGTGTCGTAATGCCATATCATCAATACCGGGACCAGTCACATTATTTAGTGTGATTGATTTTAAATAGTCCATTAAACTTTCACCGGCAGGTGTTGTAAAAACAGAAGCAACAAGAGCATTTAATTCATTCTCGGATTCCTGAGAACGAACCACTCCATCAAGACCCATTTTATCCGCCGTCTTGGCAGCATCGCGAATATCAATAACGCGATTCCAAGAGGGCTTTGATTTAACGCTCATACAGTTTGTGCCATTTTAGCAATTTGATCCGGCGGAACTCCTTCTGCAACAGCTTGTTCGGCCATACCAGCCATTTGCTGAGTCAGTTCCTGACGGCTCGCATCAGTGCGGACTAATTTTTCCGGAACACCCCATTTTTCAGCAAGGAATTTTCCAATTTCTTCCTGCTCTGCCATAAGATTCGCCATTTGTGGGCCAAAGCGCATGTTCAGCTGCTCAAGCCAGCGATCAACATTCATAATATCCTGCTGTTCCTGGGCTCGGCCTAAAGGTGAGACAGGATGAGCGCGGACTTCGCGACCATTGATTGCAGGTAAACTAATACGGCCACCCTTTTTGAGAATGTACGCAACACGTTTCATTATGGGTTGCGTTTTTTCTGTTTGAATGCGGCCAAATGGTGATCCGGTCTGGCGAGAAAATTCAGCCATACGTTCGCTGATTTCCGTTGCAGAGCGAACAGGTTGTTCAAGACCACCGAGAGGTTGGTCAAACAAAGACAACCTGATCTTATTTTGCAAATCTTCAAGAATGATTTGAGCTACATCAAAGCTGCCGCCGGGAGTAAGTGGACGAATACCAGCACCGCCTGCCGAGACTGGAATCATCGTACCGGATACCATCTGGACAGTATGTGGATTTATGATTGTATCGTCATCATATTGCCACATTCCTACAATCGAGGTTTCCGCATTTTCAAGAATCAGCTCAACAACCAAGTTAGCCACTTTAATATCAGCTAATGCATTGAGCAGGGGGCCTCTTCCATAGACCTCCGAGGAGGATGTAGACCACCTGAAAATTATCCAGGGGCTCGATCCGGCTCCCTCGAATCTATCGCGGACTAAAATATGCTGATGCTCAAGAGAAATAACCCGATAATCGTAAGCCTCGTCTTTAGTGGTTCGCGCACGATCCCGTAAGGTACAGCTAATTACGGTAATCTCTCGATCCGGCGTAGATTTGATATCGTCTTCAATTTCCTTACTCAAATCCGCCCTTGGATAGATTTGAGGAATTTCACTAACTTTTATCTTTCGCGGCCAATACACATGATCGATAGCGGAAAACGGACCACCATCCAAGATCAGTTCCGGCAATGGGACGGCGCGAAATGAAATGAGATTGTCGAGATCGCCCTCCTCACAAAGCAGAGCGCCAGTTCCAACAGCAAGATCAATGTTGGCTTCGTGGTCTTCTTGGTCAAAATTAGAACCATTTTGAATTGTGTCAAAAATATGTTCATTAACCTCATCCAATACGAGGTTCACTTCATTATGCTGATCTTTGGGAATTTCCGAACCAGCGCGCAATTGTGACCAATGTGCAAAATTAGGCGTAGTATAGGATTTAACACGGGATGCAAAATTCTGGGTTGAGTGAACGGCAGTGGAATCAAATATCAAATCACTGCGGCTTTCCCCAACATTTGGCTGATAGAAACCAGCCCTATTAGGTAAGGCCAGATCATAGCAATCCTGCCATCGAGGAAGCCATTTATCACGCCTTCGATGTGCTTTTACATACCGGCGAATAATATTATCTATTTCAGAGGAGCCGGTTGGAACATCGGTTTGTGTCCCAGGAATATAGTTTCCCGCTGGGATCATGCTAGATTTTCCTGACTACCGCCAAGCCCTGAAGATTTTGAATATCCCAGATCACCCGCCGCAGATGCTCGCTGTCTTGAAGTAGCCGCTGCTGCGCGTCGTTTAGCAGACGCAGCTTCTGGACTAAGAGGCTGTGCTACTGAATTGGATGCTTGCCCCGTGCCAGAAACATCGCCTCTTGGGTCCGAAACATCGTCATCACGGCGCGCAATTTCTTCAATTCTGGCTTGATAACCAGGGAATGCTGCTACAGGGTCTGTCGGCGTTGCGGAGGTCGAAAACATTAACTCAGGATTTCTCGATACATAGCGAGGCCCTGCCATTGTATTGGCCTCTTTCCAATCTGGATGTATTGGCGGCGTCGTGCGTCGGGCTCCTGCCTGTGAGTGGGTCGCTGCCTTGCTATAGATAGTACCGGCGACGGGATGATTGGTATAGCTCCAGCCCGAGCCAATTGCTTGCTTGTGTAATTTCTGTCTCGCTGTAAGACCGCTACGCGGTGATGGACCCATAATATATTCTCCTAATTTTTAGGGTTTAGACCCCTAATTTCTCATCCTCAAAACCAATATCAAGCTGGGCAGAGGCTTGTTGGCGCGCAGTGCGGCGTTTTAAGGATTGCGCTTCCGGACTAACTGGCTGTGCCACTGAATCAGATGCAGTCATTGTGCCAGAAACATCACCTCTTGGTGGAGATAGATTGTCGTCAAGACGAACCTTATATGCAGGAGGGCCACCCGTAGGTTTATCTATTCGGCCCAAGAAACTATCCATAGATTGTTGTTGTGAGGGGCTAGGCTTAAAATAATCTTTATTGAAAGATGCGTCTTCCCCTTTTTGATTCAATGCTGCACTAAAGAAACGGCCCAACGCACTCCGATGGTCTTTTCCCTTACCGCCAGCGGAAAATCCTGAACTAGCCGTAGTTCCGAAAGATTTGCCTCCGATTGTACTTTTCCCAAATGGAGGCATTATTCAGTTCCTCCTAGATTTTCATCATCTGGATATCCAAGCATATCGCCTGTTAAAAGGCTTTTGAAGCCGCGCTTGCCACGTGCTTTTTGTTTTTTTTCTTCTTCAGCTATTGCTTCAAGACGCGCTTTCTCAGCAGCGGCTTTTTCTTCTGCTGCCTTTCGGGCGCGCTCTGCCGCACCGCCATCGCCGCCACCTTTGTCTCTACCACCGAAAATACCACCCATTATACAATTTCCTCAAATGCAGGTTTTGCACCTTGTTTAATCATGGCGCGATAAAGTCCATAAGGAGTAAGACAGAAGCCATGAAAACCAATTACATCCTTTAGCATTGATACGCAGGTTCTAATTGCATAGCCATGTGTGACATTATGTTTTTCTGTCCATTGTAGAGCTTTACCTTGTTTTCTACAAAATACAATAAATTTATCGACATCATAGGGCTCTGCGGCACGAACTATACATTGTCCGGGCTGTGGCTCTACAAAAAGCCACTTTTCTAATTCAGGGTCTTTGGCAACAGCCATGACATGCCGAAAGCCTTTTTTTGTCCAAATACGCGCCCAGGCACTCTGTTGTAGATGGCCATAATCCATAAACAGCACATACCAAATCAACGGTGTGCAAAGCGTTGATTCTGAGATCGCCTTATCCTTCCGCCGTTTCTACGATCAAAAATATTCTTTTTTTCGTGAAGAACAATAGGCTCTGCTGGTTTTGGGCCTCGAACAAGGGTTTTGCCTTCACCAGCACCAAGCATCATATACTGAAGCGCATCATGAATATGAGAAGATTTATTTTTGGCAGGCCGCTCCTGATATTGATCCATTGTTCCGGCAAACAGCGCATAGTGATATCCGCTACTGAATCCCTGTATTAACACTTTGCAACTAGGATCGATCAACATTCCAGGCTGGCCGTCAATCATACGATTGAGAACATCCTCTACAGCTTCGATTCTCAAATCCGGATTATTAGAATGTGCAGGTCTGGCCAAAACACCTTCTGCCTTCAAAATGCGGAAAGGTGTGTTTTCATCAGTTTGAGCGCGATGATCTCCGGCAGGATCACCGTAAATTAAAAATTTCACATGCTCGTGCAGTGAAAACTCTCCCATCGCCTGTTTTAATTCTCCGGCAAACCTTTTTGCCCCCATGTTGGTTCTGACAACCTCTTTGAGTATTCTCCACCGTCCGTGAATGCGTTGTGCAAAGGTCGCGGCGGGTGTCAGGCCAAAATCTATACCTATCCAGATATCTGTGTCGGCACTTGCAGTCAGGGGTTCAGCAGCCACGTGAACTTCGCGTCTGAAGCTCGAATAAACAGGCTTGCCGGTAGAATGGTCGCCTAATTCATTTCTAACGTAGACATCTATCCAATCTTTGTCTTTTCCCTGAATAAGACCCGGATAATAGGCGGTATCGAGATTTTTTAAGTTCTCGGCACGGTCATTGATTGCATATGCGATCACTTCGCCTTGTGCATCCCGCTCCTCGACCATTGCGGCAGGCTGTCTGAAAAATTCCCAGTCGGGGGGAGTAACAAGCGTGAGTTTATCGGTTTCAGACAACCAATCGGGTATCGGAGCCTCACCAGCCATGATCGGCCACCAATGTTCCTCACTTGGCGCGTTGGTGTCCATTATAAGCCCGGAGAAGGTGGCACCGCCGTCCTTTATGGCAGGGAAGCGCCGCAATCTCGATGTTGCTGCATCGATGATGGCTTTGGGGACTTCTCTGGCTTCATTAATCCAGGCCATCGTTAGCTCGAGGGACAAAAGTTTTTTGATATCCTCCTGCTTATCAAGGGCAAGAAAAATGACCTCCATTTCGATATCGTTTACCTTGACCATATGAATGAAGGGTGGCGACCACGAAAAATGGCCAAAATCAGACTCGGGAAACCATTCAAGCCATGTTTTTGCCGTTGTGAGCTTCAATTCGGGGAAAGTGTTGCGAATAATGGCGTGTCTGGTGCGTCTAATGCCATTCTCGTCGGGCTGTTGCGCACAAGCGCGCCGAAATAGCTCAATACAGGAGGCTGTTGAGGTGCCGGAACCAATAGGACCGCGTATGCCACGGACGAATTTATCCGACTTCATGTATGCCTTCAGGACTTCTCCATCAGGCTTATAATTAATAGCTACCATTAATGGTATGTCTTGGGATCAAGAATACCGGCATCGACAAGCATCTTGATCTGCTGCTCGGCAACCACCGGCCCCAGAGAGGCAATAATTTTATCACATTCGCGGTCATTGATATGACGATTGGGATAATGCTCCATCTGCACACGCCGAACTGCGCTGCGAAGTCTTTGGAGATCGTGATGGGTTAGAGTGGTTATCCAATCATCCATTAAGTATATCTTCTAGTAGACTTGCGATTGCGCGGCTTTCGGGCTGTACGCGTTCCGCCTTTTCGCCCAGGCTTTGAGCCAGTTTGATTGCGCGGGGTCTTGGCCGTATAGCTTAGCTTGCCTTTGGCCATTAGTTTGGCTTCTTAGAAGATTTACTCGCACTCTTTCGACCACTTGTTCGCCGATTTTTCCTTTTCATTGCATTTTCATGGGCTTTTAGTTCAGCAGCTTTTTGAGCAGCCTTTTTTTGAGCAGCTGGTGTTCCCGCTGTTGCGCCTCGAATGCGTCTAGCAGTCTCAGTATCAGCCCTTTTGGAGGGAGAGGTTTTAGAACCACCCTTTTTACGGGTAGATTTTTTGCGTACAGGGGGAGCCATAATATATTCTCCTATGCTTTCTTGGATTTACGCACACGTTTCTTCTTTTCCGGTGCGGGAGGAGCCATTGCGGCCCGACGAGCCTCTGCTCGATCATGGTAGTCAGATGCAGCTTGAGCCCCACAACTGCATATACCAGAACCTGCATTAATAGAGCAGCCCTTAGTGTGAGCGTATTGCTTGCTAGCCATAAAAATTAACCCTTCTTTCGCCTTGTACGGGATGGTCGCAGATTGACTGCCTTGTGTTTCGGTTTGTGGGGGCCCTTATAATTCTTAGAACGCTTCTTGGCAGCAGTAACAGCAACCTCTTTTGACGAATAGCTCCTACTATCTAAAATTGTACCAGCGTCAGACCCTACACTATCAACATTTACCCATCTGCCAGCACGGCCAGGAACAGAAGGATGGCGACGAGTTACACTCTTCTCATGCGCCATTATTAACCCCTTTCCTTAAAAACAATAACTCTATCAAATTTGAGATAAATAAAGGCATATTTACTGCATCAACCTTTTAGAGAAATTATAGGGATGTTGTACCTTATGTAGTGTAACGCGCCCGACTTTCGGAGGGGGGGTCTGATATGTACACTTTTTCGATATGTCACGCATCTATCCAAGATCGATGGTGATTGCTACAGCGTGCTGGTGCGAAACCTTCTCCGGTGCTTTAAAGCCCGACCGATCAAGAATGTCCTTGCTTGCCTCGAGCCTGACATACTCTGACTTGCCTGATCTACTGAGTTCAGCGACTGCGTGAGCAGCGTCAATGGCGCTTGTACCAACGAGTTCAGCTACCTTCTGGAAGATGTAGGCTTGAACGTGAGGTAATCGCAACGTCCTGCTTGCTGCACTTCTACCACTTTCTCCCTTGGCATATCCTGCTATTTCCGATGCTTTTGTCACGGTCACACGTTTCATCACGCCGTCGTCATCGGGAACGCCATTTACATACGTATCCGCCAGTATTTGTTGCCTTCTTGTAAGGCTGATGTCGGGCAAGCCCGGAACAGGGTGTTTGATCGAGCTTTTAGAGCGTCTCTGCTTTGCCACGAGCGTCCTGTCAGTTAGGGATCAGTGGGTAATTCAATTAGAGCCGTGTAGCGGGAACGATGTCAACCCCCCACACTTATCGTTTTAATATCAATGTCATGCCATTCCACACCGTGGAGCGTGGGAATACTCATTTACACAAATAACGTAAATTGGACACTTTTCAACGTCGAGTCGCTTACGCGTTTGTCATGGGTTTCACCCCTGACTACCCCACAATGAGCATCCGCTCCTTGACCTGGAGAACCGTTGCGTCGGTTCATCTCGCTAGAGTATCGAACGCTGTTCGATGTCGCTATGCGCTCCCATCGCTAAAGCGATTGCAACAAGGGCAACCTTAGAAGCGTTTCGCAAGAGCGAAACCCACTTCTTAGTTTTGCCGGGAGGAATGTTGCATGCTCGAGGCCGTTACGACGACTGAGCTCCGTATCGAACCTGTATCGCGTTACTCGCGTCGACACGAATCAAATGTTTCGTGTCTTTGGCTCGGACTCACGCTCAACAGAACCGAACTCCGCTTCTAGTCGCTTCACTACCTTGGGAGTGTAGGTGTGTGTGTGGAACTTGGCCTGGGCCAACCCTCCGTCGCTCCGTTGTCGCTCCTCCGGGGGGAACCCCTCACGACTGTAAGGAAGAACCCGTTATTTAAATGGGTTGCAAGCAACGCTTTTTAGTAGGGTTTCTCTTTCAAATTCAGTCTTATGCAAATTCAAGGGGTCGGCGCGCTTCACTCACCAATCGATCCTAATCATCCCCTGCGCTTCTTTTTGTCCTGCTTGAATCATTCAAAATGTTCAAGATGCGCAGAGGAAGGATCGCTAGGCTCCTTGCAGCGACCTAAACGTAGTTTACCCCTTGAGTTCGCGTGAGGCGAACCCTGATTGCCCCCTACCAAGTACCACTCACCCACTTCATTGGAGGACTTTGAGAATGGATAAAGTTTGTGCGATGTGCGGCGACATCAGAAATGCCGCTGATACCGAAGCAAGTGAGCATCACCAACTGTGCAATCCTTGCTTGATTGACATCGAGGAAACAATTGACCCAAACGCATATGCTTGTTTCTCATGATCGCATTTTCTTTTGCAACTGCGATAGCAATAATGCTCTGGATCGTCTCACTCCCAACCATTTATGGGGCGATCCGGAGCTTTCTTAAACCTCGAACTCGGAGGAAAACCGATGACTGATGTTAGAGACTACGGCCGCGCAGATATAAACTTCAATGGCAAATTCTGCAAACAGTGCGCCCTGGATAACGGCTGGGTTGAACACTGGTGCAACGATTTCGCTGGACTAGCTGTTGATCCAAGAGCGAGAACAAATTTCTGCGTCAACAAAGAAGAGCAGGAACGCTTATCTAAAGCATCCGTCATCTGCGAAGGATGCGGCCCCACCCAGGTCGATCACACGGGATGGTGCCTCGCAACAGATTGTCTTGAACAACACGGAAAAAGGGAGGATTAGAAAATGGGCTTTGAAATTCTACTAGCTATAGTTTTCCTCGCAGGAGTTGCCGCATTTCCTTTATATGCGCACATCTTCGAAGGTGAAAACAGTCCCAGAAATCTCGCCAGGCTTAGAAAAAAGATGCGAAAGCATCGCAAAAATCGACGCCTGAGAATTGGACAATTGAAATGAAGATCACCGTGATCTTTTTTATTCTGATGGCAGTAGCTGTCGCCATCTCCCACACCATCTCCCACACCATCGCCCTAACGATGTGAGGCCCGTTAGGGAACAGGACATAACACAGAGCTTTTACGATTCATTTTAACACGAACAGAAGGACGAATATCATGCCTAAAGCTAATCAAGCGACGACCCTGAAAACCTCGACGGTCATCAAGCCTGATGGAACGAAGATCGATGCTCCGGCGAAGACGATTCCATATACCATAGGACCAGATATTGAAAAAGGCCTGGAGGCTCGGGGAATCAAGCCATTGGCAGAAACGGACGAGCAAAAGATGAACCGGCTCGTAAACGAGCGGGTTGCCATCGAGATGGCTGCTCAAGCGCAGGATGCTGCAACAGACAGCATGCCTGCTCACGAAGAAACCAAGCGCGAAGAATTTACAGCACAATTACTGGCAGCGATTAAAACGCTGGCTGAGCTTTTCGATATAGACATCGAGCAAGTTCATCCAGATCAACCGCCAGTGCAATATGCGCAAGGAACGCTTCTTCGCGATCTCTGCTATATGATGAACCGCAACATTGAATATAATAAAAGAATGCTGCAACAAAGATCAGAATCGATCAACAAAATGTGCAATCAGCACAGGGGAGATGAGCAATCTGACACCAGCATTCAGAATATGACCATATTCATGCGCGGACTTGAAGATCAACTTGAGCTTTGGACATGCGCTGATGATGCGGCGAAAGAAGCTCATTCCTTCTATACCGGAAATGAATACGGCGTGAATAAACGCGCCGCAATCGATCAAGCGGGAGCTACTGCCGCAGTCTCTGAGGCAAGAAAGATAGCCTCCAGACACCTTGCGGCTAACCCAAAAGCTGAAGCGAATCGCGCTGATAACGAAAAAAAGGCGCTTCTGGCAGAAAATGAACTGCTTCGCAAAGCAGTCTCAGACACCCGCTAGACTAAGCTGAACTACCCGCTGCCGTTCCTTCCCCAAAGGGAGCGGTAGCGGGGCTTTTTCATGTGCTGCGCGTAGTCGATGTACGCTGCTTCGCAGCTAACATCGATCTCGTTTCACTCGCAAAGAAATGAATTGCTGCGCAATACATAAAATGGCGATCAATAGAAGATCGCTACCGGCTGAGTACTCATCCCTGAACAGGATGAGTACCAAGACCGGGAAACCCCGACCCAGTTCGCCCTCATACGCCTCAAAGGAAAAAGGACGTAACAAAATTTTTTTATGAAATTACAGGGAAATGGGAAAATGACAAAAATGAATAAAGCACAGAACGAATATATAGAAATACATCTCTCAATAGCAGCAAATGCCGAATTATCAGCAAACCAACTACTTGCAGATGAGCATTTCATGCTTGCTCTTGAAGCAGATGAAGCCCTTACATCCCTGAGAAAATCCAAATTTGAAACTACACTTTTGTCAGAGGATGAACATGAAAAACTGGAAGCTGCTCATCAAAAAGGAGGCTGAAAAGTGATAACCGATAAAAAATGGACCCCACCATTTGATATGGATAGCCTATTTGGATACCCATATTCACCGGCTCGCGGCAAAACAGACACCAGCGATGAAGCTGCTGAATCCCTCAAAACGCCGACTACATTGCGCAATAAGGCGCTCGAACTTATTACAATTAGTGGCCAAGACGGCTTAACAGCCGATGAAGTTGCCAAACTAATGGGGAAAACAGGGCTGGAGATATTATCTATCAGACCCCGAATTACCGAACTGTCAAAACAGGAGAAAATAGAAGATTCAGGAATCCGACGTTTTAATAGTAGTGGAAAGAGGGCAATAGTATGGCGTGTAAAACATTAAGTTTTAATCTCATGGGACAGCCTGTGCCATGGGCAAGGTCAAGACAATCCGGTAAACGGCACTTCACAAGCAAAAAAGTAAGCGACTATAAAGACGCTTTAAGATGGGCTGCTGTGGGCCAAGAAAGAACCTTCTTCGAAGGCCCTGTACGAGTTGACCTAACTGTTCATATTGGTATTCCCAAAAGTTGGTCAAAAAAGAAACAAAAAGAATGCCATAACTTTCATCCAGGCCGTCCCGATTTAGACAATTATATAAAAATCGTATTGGACGCAATGAATGACATAGTTTGGAACGATGACGCCCAAGTACAAATTATTCATGCGGAGAAATATTATAACAAATTACCTAAAATTGTAGTTTTGATACGGGAGTTATAATGACAAAACACTCGAAAGAAATACCTGATGATTTCTCAATCACAACAGAAATGAGGGAATGGGCGAATGAAAAAACTGGGGAACTTGACATCACAAATGAGACAGAGAAATTTTGCGCCTACTACAGAGCAAACGCAAAAAAGTTCGTCAGATGGGATCAAGCATGGCGAAACTGGCTCCTCAAAGCCGTCGAGTTCCGTAACGCAAACAAGCGATTCCAATCTAGCGATGACAAAAGAAGCAACAGAAGGTCTAACCTTACTGAAGCCGTTCTTACTAGAAAGAACAGATGAAGATCAAAAATGGGTTATGCCTTTCGCAGAAGATTTCAATCCAGATGACCTCGATGTAATGCGTATAAATTGTGAGGTAGCACTGGAAGGAGCGCCTGACGAAACAATCGCACAAGCAATAGATCAGGTATGGGAAACATTATCATGCGAGCCGCTCTCAGTTCATGCTTATCAAGGATATATCGAGGCTCTATCTGATATCCCACGCGATCTTATATGGGATGCTGTTAAGGGCATATTACGCAACTATGTGTATCCAACGCCTCCAAAACCAGCCCATTTCCGAGAACAAGTATCTGAAGAAATGTCCAGCCGCCGCTTGATATTGTTTCGAATCAATATCATGGCAAAACATAAAGAATATATAAAATCCTTAAAGGAGCGTGATAATGCAATTCACAAATAGATTAAATATACCGGAAGCTCTTTGCGAAGCAGTCAAAAACGACCCATATGATGCGGGAGATGTTGACATTACAGTGACGCAATTAATAAGACCTCCGCAACAAGTAGCCCTGCAAAAATATCACCGGGAAAATATTATAGAAGATGTATCGGATCGCATTTATGCTCTTATGGGCCAAGCAATGCATACTATATTACAGCGATCCTCAGTTTCCGGATTTGTGGAAAAAAGAATGTATGCAGAGGTCAATGGATGGATAGTCGGAGGCACCTTTGACGCACTTGTAATTGCAAATCAAGAAAACAATCAAGAAAACAATACTGAGTCTGAATATATCCTTCAAGATTACAAACAGATGTCCATATGGGAAGCCAAATATGGATTAAAACCAGACAAAACCGAACAATTAAACCTGTTACATTATCTAATAAATAATGGAACCCGCAAACTCTGGCTTTCAGACAAAATCACCAAGCCAAATATATCCAAATTAGAAATTATTGGAATTTTTAGAGATTGGTCAAAGCCTCAAGCGCGTCGAGATAAAACATACCCTCAACATCAAGTTGAAAAATTTCCAATTGAAATGTGGTCATCATCTCAACAGGAAAAATTTATTAAAGAACGGGTAGAAGCCCATCAGCAAGCTCAATTTCTCATAGATAAGAAGCACATAAAAAAGCTACCGCAATGTACTGATGATGAAAGATGGGCAAGTGATAAACAATATGCTCTTAAAAAAGAAGGCAGGAAATCTGCCGTCAAAACAGAAAATACCTCAGAAAAACTCTGGGAATGGGCCAAAGAAAAGGGTCTTGTAGACGAAGGCATCCATGATCGAGAGCTCAAAAAAGGATACTCTGTAGAAGTACGTCCCGGAGAAAGCAAGCGATGCATTGACTATTGCAATGTATCAGCCTTCTGCAACCAATTCTCTGGGCCGAACCTGAGGGGTTTTTAAATGAGCTTTAGATGCCAAATATGCTGCGGGCCAACTCTAGTTATCGATTCTCGATGGCATGCAGCTACTGAAACTGTACGTCGGCGTCGACAGTGCCGGATTTGTAATCTTCGACAATCAACCCATGAAACCGTAAGACGACCCATGTTCTCACTTCCAACGGTGCAATTGGAAATGGCTACACCAGTCGTTGAAATCTCTCAGCCACCACCAGAGCTAATATATTGTATGCCGCGCGCTGAACATCCACGGGTACGAGCCGCTCTCAAGTCCGTTCGCCGAAATCGTAAAAAAGATCGCACAAAAGATC